TCCAGGTTTTTAACCTTGGTCTTGATGGTGCTCATCGTCGACTTCTTGCGACGGGTGCGGTAGCCCCGTTTCTTGTAGACACGCTTACGCTTGTACTTCCGGTAACTAGTCCCGGCTCGGCCTTTGGCACGACGTCCGCTGGTAGGCCAGGCGTTCCGTTTCTTGTACGTCTTCGCGTACGGCGCAGCAAACTTGAGAGCAGACATAAGCATAGCCAAGTTAGCACCAGAAGCATATTTTGACATGTTTTTTCCTAGATGGAAAGCAAAATAATTAGTTGGGTCGGGAAATTTTTTCACAATTTTTTTTTTTTTGGTGTATGAAAAATCACCAACCTCAAAAATACCAACTTTTTTTTTATAGTTTTTCAGATTTTTTTTCCAAAAATCGTTGATAAAACTTTGCGGCGCTACGCTGTAACAACTCCTATCGTCGACGCAAAGTTTTTATAGGTACTCTTTTATAGTACCCTGGAACACCCGGATCAGGCGGATCAGGCAACCGGTTGCGCAACCGGTTTAGGCTTGTTCTTGACGGCTTCAGAAGCCTTGAGCTCAGCGATAGTCCGCTTCGTCATAGTATGGTCGGGATTCATACAGTAAACCACCCAGCGGTCCGTAGACATGAATTCCCAGGCGGGCAGAACATTGGTAAAGACAATAACCTGGGGGCGGTCAAACCGCTTAGACTTAAACGAGTAACGTTTGTCATAGGCTCGTCCGTTTTTCAAGGACTCCAGACCCGAATAAAATTCGGCAAGCTTGTCTTTCTTCATGGCCCGAGGCATATCGACAAGGTAGCAGGTGTTAGTAGGAACACACATGGCAATAGCCATAATATCCTCGAGATTGCGCATAGGCGGCATCTCAAAGGCGAGGTTGTTGTACTCGGCATGCTCACACAAGATACTCTTCCCAGAGTTACCAATCAGGTCCCAGATCAGCACAATGCTGCGATCATCCTCGGCGGTCATAAGCTCGAGGGCCTGGGTTTGCCAGCCATACATTTCCTCTTTGTGGAAACTCTTCAACTGGCGGGTGAGAACCTTGGGTTCTTCGTAGTCCTTGTCAGACCAAGGTCCAGCGAGACGGGTGTCAGCCTTCAAGACATAGTTGAAGTCATTGTTCTTGTGAACAGCTTTCGTTGTCGGAGACAAGTGGAAACCAGGGATCTTGAACTGGATCTCCTTGAAGCGACGCTTCTTGATCAAGTACCCACGGCCTTGATAGTGATGGTAACCATCAGGGTTTTTCTCGGTCTTAGTTTCGCCGAGTTCTTCCTGGAAGACATACTTCCGGAAAAATTGACGGATCCGCTTAGTAATGGACTCCGGCGTGTCACCTTCCCGGTGAGCAATGGTAAAGTCAAGGCCAACAATCGGGTTGCCGTAAGACTGAGGCTTGGGCTTGTTCGCCTCAACCCATTCGACATATTCATCATCAGAATATTGGGAGTAGCTACGCTTCATCTTTTTTTTCTAGAGAAAACAAGAAAGGTATGTGTTTTGGGAATAACCATTAAGGCTATCAAAATCACGCAGACGGCGCCAAAGGCACCTTTCACTAGATTAGAGTCACCACCTTCGGTGGCGACTGTCGCTTCGCTCGCTACAGGGGCGGCTGCGCCTACTGAACTTCGATGTATTTAAATCATCGCATAACTCTGGTTGTCCGTAATAGGACCCATACCCTCTACACCGTTGTTGGTGAACACTTCATCCATATTGTTGATAACGTGGACGAAGGAGATGTTGATGCCAGCGTTGTACTGGACATGCATAACGGTCTTGAGTTTCACATCGACGCCGCACTTCAGCAGGGTTTGCTGAGTAGTATCCAGGGTATCGTGACCAAGGTCACCTTCGATCACCCATGTAAAACAAGGGGATCCCCCATACTCGCGTTGGTATGCGAGGTTGTGACTGTCCACAGTGGACGAGTCGTACTCAAAGGGTTTGGTAGAGTAGGAAACTTGGGCAGTCTGGCCCGGTTTCAGGTGACAAGTCTTGATCACTTTCCAGGACCAAAGGTCCTTGGCGAGGTTGGAGTCGGTAGGGTACGCTCCAGGTTGGGTGTTGCTGGTCTGGTTGCCAGCGTCCACTATTCCACTTTGCCAGGCGTCGCCAGGCATCACGTCCGTATCGTCCTTGCATAGGTTGAGGTACACCTTCAGGGTGAGTCCGGTCTGGTAAGAGTTCCGGAAAAGCGCATTCATAGTAATGCTCTTGATGCGAACATTCCGTTGGAAAGTCCCGACTGCTTCGGAAGCCGTCGTCAGGGTCCCAGGGATCAAGGGGTTGAAGAACTTGAGGTTCCCGAGCATAGTCTCGATCTGGGGGGTAGAGACCGGATTGTACACGCCGACGGCTTGGTGGTTCTCGCTCGTCTTCAGGACGGTGCTGTTGAGAATCCGGTAGGTCATATCGCCAAGGGCAGCCTTGGACTTTGACTCCAGGTTTTTAACCTTGGTCTTGATGGTGCTCATCGTCGACTTCTTGCGACGGGTGCGGTAGCCCCGTTTCTTGTA